AATATAAACACAGTAGTTGTTTATTATGGAAAAGCACATTACGTAAGTATAGATGAAGCAGAGCTTGGATACCTTTTAGAACATTTTCAAGAAGCAACCAACACAGCAGCACAAGCTATTTACTTAGGCTCAGTTATCGTTAAAGCTAATGCATCCGCATTAAACGACACTGCTCAAGCAAAAATATTAATATCTGGAACATTTAGAAGTTTAGCCGCTACAAATTTAGGTGGTACGGTAACTGCTAATGTAATTAGTGATTTAGTTGATGTAGCCGTAACAGCTCCAGCTGAAGGTCACATACTTAAATGGAACGCTTCTGCGTCTCAGTTTGAGAATGGAGCAGAGTCAGTTGGTGATTTAGCAGCAGATACGACTAACAATAGAATAGGTGTTAATAGACCTACACCTGACGCCACGTTCGATATAAAAGGAACAGCTGTAGCTACAGATGCTAATATACTATCAGTTAAAAACAACAGCAGCGCTGAAATATTTACAGTAAGAAATAATGGTAACGTTGGTGTCGGCACAAGCGCACCTACAGATGCTAAGGTACATTTGTCTAACACAGCAACTGGAGTAGACACAGCCTTAAGACTTTCTTCAAATGCTGACGCTACAAACACAATACAGTTTGGAGACGCAACTGATCAAACAGCAGGATCCGTATTATATAATAATGCAGATAACTCAATGCAGTTCAGTACCAATGACAATACTGAAAGAATGCGTATTATAGCAGATGGGAAAGTTGGTGTTAATATAGCGGTTCCAACACATCAGTTACATGTTGATGGTGACGCTAAAATAACAGGAGCTATAACAGCTTCTTCCACAATAGCAGCAACAGGAGCTATAACTGGTTCTAACCTAGCGATTGGTAACTGGAATACCGCATTTGGGTGGGGAGACCACTCTGTAGAAGGATATTTAACAGATCACCCCGCTATAACGCAAGCTACCGCAGACCTTAATAATTCAGGTAGAACGTATATACAAGACATTACTTTAGATAGCAATGGCCACGTTATCGCAGTGGCAACCGCTACAGAAACAGTAACAGATACAAATACTACATATACAGGCACAGCTCCAGTAGCTATAAGTGGCTCAAATGCTATATCAGTTGACTTTAGTCCTATAACTTTAGATACAAGTAACAATAGAATAGGTATAAACGATACTTCTCCTGCGGTCTCTTTAGATATAACAGCAACAGATGCTATAAAACTTCCAGTTGGCACAACAGCTAATAGAAGTGGTATTACCGCTGCGGCTGGGATGTTAAGATTTAATTCTGACGATTCAGAATTTGAAGGACACAATGGCACAGCTTGGTATGCACTCAAGGGCGATACATATGCTCCGCTAACTATAACTAAAAACGGAAGCAATCAATTTCCTTTAGCTTTTGCTGATTCAGAAAACTTCCAATTAAATGCAGCAGGAGCTTGGACTATATTAGCTACAATTGCAGCCACAGATGTTGGAAAAACAGGAACTATTATAATAACTAACACAGCGACAACAACACCTGGAGCATTACCTGCCACATTCAAAACTCCAAATGGAGAAACAATAGTTTTCCAAACAGATTCTGGTGATGTGTCAATCATGTCGTACCTAGTAGTTAGTACATCAATAGTGCTTGTTAATTATGTGGGTAACTTTAGTTAGAATATTACGTATTATGAAACAAATAGGATTCCAAAAAGTATATAAGTGGAACACTTCACTAGGTTTAATCCAGACGTCTTTTACGACTGAGCCTGTAATAGTTACAGCTAGGTCTACGTCTTCTTCGACCACAACCAGTTATAATACTGTGGTTTCTACTCCATACACAACGTTTACAACTACTTTTTCTACTGGATATAGTAATAGCACAAGTCATAGTACTACTACGACTTGGGCAACCGCTGTTAATACAACACACACGGTTTCTACTACCAGGAATACAACTGAATCTTATTCTAGAAGCACCTCTAGATCAACAGCTTATAACACATCTAGAAGTACAGCTTATACTACTTCCTACACAAACAGTAGATCAACAAGTCGCGGAACATCTAGAGGTACATCATACAGTACATCTAGAAGTACATCATATAGTACAGGTGTTAGTGTATCAACTTCAAGAAGTACAAGTTACACTACTTCTTATACGGAAACTTACAGTACAGCTGTTAGCCGGTCAACTTCTAGAACCACATCACGGTCTACCACTAGTGGTGGTGGGGGTGGCCCACCTTTAGGCGGTGGTGGGTTTTGTGTAGTAGAAGGTACTCTAGTAAATATAAGTGTTTCTGAAGCAGTGCCTGTTGAAACTCTTGCAATAGGTAATACACTATTATCAAAAGCCGGAGCTTTCAATACAGATGATGAGCAAGAGATGCATGATTTCCGGGAAAGAGCTTTAGATGGTGAGGCCACAACTACTACTTTAGTAGGTTTAAACAAATATAAGAAAACAAATATTATAGATATAAACAACGGTCTTTTAAGAGCTACTAGTGATCACCTTATGCTTGTAAGAACAACTTATGGAGAAGAAGGAAGAACTAGAAGATGGAGAATAAGACCTTTGTATTTTTGTCACATAGGGGATCATTTTATGGATGTTAATGGTGAATGGATTGAGATTGTTTCTTCCGAAGAGCTTACGGGAGAGTTTGATGTGTGGGAGATAGATACAGAACCTGCGGATGTTTTCTATGCAGGAGGGATTCTGAATCACAACCACCAAATAAAAGAATAACGATATGCCAAATACTTACTGGACAACAACATGGACAACTAGCTTTAACAGAGCTACCACCCGGACTACATCAAATTCCACTTCTAGATCAACATCTTATAATACAACAAGCAGCGCGAGCACATCAAGAAGTACTTCTTATAATACATCTCGAACCACATCATATACCACAAGCTATACTACTTCTTGGGCAGGGTCAAACTCTACATCAAGAAGTACAGCTTATGGTACATCAAGAAGCACGGCTTATACAACTAACTGGACTTCTACGTGGGCTACGTCATATGTTTCATCATATACAGTTGAAACGTCAAGAAGCACATCTTCTTCAACGACTACCGCTTATGTTACAAATTTTGATATAAGCACTAGTCAAAATACAACATTATATACAAACACAGATAGAGGCACAAGCACTACTACTGTTACTACTTGGAATACAGACGTAAATACAACATATCCACAAACAACTATAGTTACAAATACAGCAACAGAAAGAGAAACAGACTTTTATCAATAATTAAATTAAATTAAAAATATGGCTTGCAAAGTAAACCATGAACGAATTGACACTTATTGTGCAGCACCATTTTTATCGCCAGCAATAACACCTGATGGTTTTAAAATGTGTTCTTCCCCAGCATCTAAGTCATTTCCAAACGTTGAATTTTGGAATGAAGAGTACATGCAGAATATCCGGGAGCAGTGGTTAAATGATATTGTTCCTGATGATTGCGAAGACTGTTATTTAAACGCTAAGCCTGTACAGGGAACTAAAACTATACCAGTCAAAAGTAAAATAGTACCATTAAATTTTGAGCATTTATATTTGGCTAGATCCAATAGATGTGATTTAGCGTGCGAAATGTGCTCAGCTACTATATCTCATACTTGGGATAAAGTTTGGGGAGATGGAAAAGTTGGTGTAATTGATAATGACTTTGACCTAACGCCTTATTTAAAGGACACAAAAAATATAGCTATTTCAGGAGGTAACCCGGTCTTAGATCCTAAAATCAATAACATTATAGATGGGTTAGATAACAATAAAGTAAAACGATTTTTAATAACTAGTAATGGTTCAGTTTTTCCTGACAGAATGTTGAATAAAATACTAGATAAAAAATTAAAATGCGATGTACTATTAATATTTTCTATTGACGGACCAAAAGCTTTTAATGAAAAAGCTAGACTTGGAGCTAAACAAGAAAGAATATATAAGACAATAAACAAAGTAGTAGAAAAAACGAAGCATGTTGATAATGTAAGAATTTGTATAGAAACTACTGGGACGAACCAGTCTGTTCTACATTTAATAGAATTATACGAAGAGGTACTAGTAAACCTAGATATGCAAGGTAAAGACGGGCCTTATATGATTGGTAACGTATGTTGCTACCCAGATAACTTAGCACTACACAATGCGGATGAAAAGACTTGGGCATTTATGGAAGGTGAGCTGTTTAGGTTCTTTATAAAAAAACAAAATCCATTAGCAGATCAGTTTATGGCAATGGTTAATAACTTCTGCCATGTTGTTGCTAAAGCTAGGCAAAGGAACAACAAGTAAAATTAAATTTAATTAAATACAATAAATATATGGAAATGTTTAATCCAGAGGTCTTAGACGAAAGACTAGGCCCGGACTTGCTAAAAGCAAAAAACTTACATAAATTAGAACACGTTGAAAGGTACTTGCTCAATAAAATTAAAAACACATATAAGTGGGAACATTCATATGACGTTATAGCTAACGAGCCTCCTTATTTTAAAACAATGGGTTACACAGAATACGCTACAAATTTAATTCTCCAACCACTAACATTATCACTTCGAGATGATCAGATAATAGACGCTTACTATGATGACAGCTCTGAGGTACTAAATTATGGCCAGCTTCTTAGAGATAACGTAAACAATAAGCTTGCTAATAAATATCAAAAAAGAAAAGAGACTACGGAACAATATCCAATAAAAAAAGCTTTAGTGGTTTTGCCCGGATCCAATAAGATTAAAAAAAACGTGTGTCTGAATAAGTTAAAAGATATAGCTAGGTCATATGGAGATAATGTTAATTTTAAACCTCATCCAATAACTACTCATGCAGTTATCGGTGAACTTAAAGATTTATTTGGTGAAGATTGTATGCTACCAAGGGATGCTGATATGTACTCTTATTTAGTTGGTGCAGATAAAGTATTTACAACACACATGAGTGAAAGTGCTGTTTATGCATTAGCTCTTGGAAAAGAAATTGAGCCTATTGATGTCCACAACCGGGTTGAAGGATCCTCTTATTATAGTATAAATAAAATGTTATTTAGAAAACAGGAAGAGGGCGATATATTAATAAATAAAATATTTTCAAGTTATAAGTCAGGTATTATAAATGTGGATATTGATGACAACTGGAAAGAAAAGATCGACAAGTATCTGGAGTATGCAAACTCTTATAGACAAGCTTGTAAGGGGTGGTATATTATAAAGGATAAAAAAGATGAGCAAGAAAAAGTTTAAAGACACTGACGTTGGGAAGTTTTTATTACAAAAAATTCCTAGTGTTGTTGGCGCCATAGCAGGGGACACCCCTGTAGGGAATGTTATCAAAGCCATTATTGGTGGATCTGGCATGCCTGCAGAAGATAAAGAAATTGCTCTTAAAAAATTAGAGCAAGAGATACACGAGTTTGACGGTATAACCAGACGTTGGGTAGCAGACTCTAGGAGCGGTTCCTGGCTTGCTTCTAATGTTCGTCCACTTACATTAGTCTTTCTTACAGTCGCATTTGTTGCTGGCTGGGGACTACAACTTGAATCGTTAGATACGGTCAAGGAATTATTAACTATCGTTTTTATAGGTTACTTTGGTTCTCGAGGTGCTGAAAAAATAATGGGAGACAACAAGCATAAATGACATTTACAGATTTAAAAGTATACGGATTGAATTCAACAGCATTAGTTGCTAGCACACAGGAAGTAGCTCTAAACCCAATGCTACAGGCCGCAGTATTGATATTAACTATAATTTATACCAGTATAAATATATATAAAAAATTATATAATAAATGAAATTAAAATACTTCAACGACAAGGATGATTTTAAAGGGAACATGGATAAAATGAATCCTCTTTTATTAGGTAAGCTGGATGCTTTAAGAAAAGAATATGGGTTTCCCATAATTATAAATTCTTCTTATAGAGCACCAGAACACCCTATAGAAGCTGCTAAAGCTAAGCCAGGCGAACACGCTCATGGTGCAGCCGTAGACATAAAGTGCGTTGGAGGTGAAGCTACCTTTTTATTAGTTAAAGCAGCTATTAAAATAGGTTTTACTAGAATAGGAATTTCCAGAAAAAGTGGGTTTATACATTTAGGTATTGGCTATCCAGGTGCTCCACCTACTACTATATGGACATATTAAAACAAATAGAATGAAATTAATTAGAAAAATAAGTATAGGTCAAGACTATAAGAATGAAGCTATGCACTATGCTGTTGGGCAAGAGGTTTATGGTGGTCATAAGATATGTGACATTATAGAGGAAGAGGGTTCGTATAACATATACATTGAGAAGAAAGGGTCACAGCTACCTTGGAAAAATTTTAATAGCAATATGGCTATATCAATAGAATACAATTTAGATTATTAAATGAGATCACTATACAATTATATTATATCAACAACCGATCGATACGATAATAAAGTGTCTATCGATAACAAAGAGTTAATTCTTAATACAGAGGTAACAGAAAGAGATTATATGTTTGTCAATAGAATAGGAACAGTATTAAACGCTCCTATTAATTTAAATACTCCTATAAAACCCAACGACGAAGTTATTGTACACCATAATGTATTTCGCAGGTGGTACGATGTAAGGGGTAAAGAAAGAAATTCAGGAAATTATGTGGATGAAAATAAATACACAGTTGCACCTGACCAAATATTTGCATACAAACAAAATGGAAAATGGCATTGCCTAAATCAATATTGTTTTGTAGAGCCTATTGAAAACAGCGACATGTGGAGCACCAAGAGTGAACAAAAACTAATTGGAAAGCTAACATATATAAACGACTACTTAAGCTCCTTAGGATTAGCCTGTGGAGATATTGTTGGGTTTACACCTGAATCAGAATACGAATTTAACATAGAAGATAAAAAATTATATAGAATTTTATCAAAAGACATCACTATCAACTATGGATATAAAGAAAACAAAGCTACTACTACTTGAAGCCGCTGAAAATTCAATCAACGAGCTTATAAAAGTAATGAATAAAAAAATGAACTCTGACGAGATAGACCCCGAAAAGGTTAAAGTATCTGCTTCAGCTTATAGACTTGCAATGGATGACGCAATGGCTATGATAGATAAAGTAGAAGAACTTAAAGCAATAGGGAAGAACACTAAAGACACTAACAATGACTTTTTTGGTGTTGAGTCTCAAGTTAAATAATGTATAAACAACATTTATACTTAGTACAGACATCTCACTTAGAACAAAGTTATGTTAAAAAATTAAATAAATCCAAGTCATTCAAATATGGATTTAATGATGATTTAGATTGCGTTGTAATAAGTAAGAACGGACAGATAGGTGAAATATATGCTATACAAGGTTTGAAAATAGCTTTACCACCCGAACCAAAAGAAATTGAATCTAATAGTAAAGTTCCAGAGGAGCAAGTTTTTACACGGACTAAAAAGCCTGAAACGCTGGGGAAAATAAAAACATTATATGATTTTAAAAAGTATCCAGAAAGCATTAAGGAAAAGTACTACGATTATATTAGCAATGAGTATAATAAGCGTAGTGATGGTCACTGGTTCATGTGCAACGGTAAAAGTCAATACATTACCGGTTCGCATTATGTCTACCTCAACTGGACTAAAATTGATATCGGGTTACCAGACTTTCGCCAAGCCAATAGGATATTATACATCTTCTGGGAGGCCTGTTGTGCAGATTCAAGAAGTTATGGAATGTGTTACCTTAAGAATAGAAGGTCCGGTTTCAGCTTCATGGCAAGTTCAGAAACTGTTAACCAGGCTACACTATCTAGAGACTCTAGATTTGGGATCCTATCAAAGTCAGGTGGAGATGCTAAAAAGATGTTTACGGATAAAGTTGTACCAATATCAACAAATTACCCATTCTTTTTTAAACCAACCCAGGATGGAATGGAACGTCCAAAGACGGAGTTATCCTACAAGGTCCCGTCGAAGAGACTCACTCGTAACTCCATTAAGGAGACGACAGACGACGCCGAACAACTCGGGCTCGACACCACGATCGACTGGAAGAACACGGGCGACAATTCATACGACGGAGAGAAACTTAAACTCCTCGTCCACGACGAATCAGGCAAATGGGAGAGGCCGGACAACATCCTCAACAACTGG